TCTCTTTTCTTTTTAGCCATAGCGTTCTTTATAGCTTTATCTCGTCTTGCTTCATAACCAGACATTTTACCGTCTTTGTTAAGGTCGCCTTTTTTATTTTCTTTAAATAATTGTTTAGCAGTAAGACCAACGCCTAACATAGCTCCGATGCCAGCTCCTGATTCTTTTAATATTTTGTTTCTTTCGTATTTTTGTAATTTTAATTCTTTTGGTGTTTTTCTAAACTTTGGTTTAATTAATAAATATTCCATTATATGGCTCCTTTTATTTTTTGTTCTTTTTCTTTGGGAAACCTGCTTTCATATTTGCATAAGCTTTAGGCGTTATAGTAGATTTTTTCTTGCTTCTACTAATCCCAAGTTTTTTTCTTCTGTTTATGTTTCTGTATAGTGACATTATTTTTTCCTCTTGGTTAGTTTACTTACTGTTGATAATCCAAAACTTCCCGAATAGACGATAAGGACTGCCCACCAAAATTCTTGCGGAGCATTTTTCAAAATCTCAAATCCTCTTTCCATATAAGGTTGAGTTTGTGGAATAAATAAACACAAAAATATTAACGCTATTTTTATTGTTAATACTTCGTCTTTGATGCTGTTTTTAGAACTACGTATTTGTGCAAGACTTACGTCTTTTTCAGCTTCAAGTTCTTTTGCTCTAACAATTTTATCTTTCTCCATTTTATGCTGAATAGCACCAACTGTTTTATCAACTACTATTCTAGTTAATGGATTTTTTAATAATGGTAGAACAAAATTTAACATTACAGCACAGAACTCCTAGCTATTTTATCTTCTACTGCTTTTCTATATGCAGGGTCTTTGTCATATCTTGGGTCATTCATAGCCTGAGTGACTTGTGCTACGCTTTCAAATGTTTCAGGTACAGATGCAGTGGTGTCACCTTCTAACATTTGTTGTGGCCTGTCTCCTGATATACCTGCTCTATTAGCAATAGCTGATACTGCAAGTTTTACTTGTTCTAAAGAACCTGTATCTAACATATCGTTAAATGCAGTTTTCTCAGCATCATTTAAATTTTGTGAAGACCATTCTAAAAGTTTTGAATAGTTTTGTTCACCACCTACTTCATTATGTATTACTCTTACATCATTATCAGCAAGTGCTTTTTGACCTTCAATATAACCATCAACTATTTCTTTACCTAAACCTAATTGATTTAGTTCTTCATAAGATTGTTGACTTATCTCACCTGTTTCAGCATATTCGTTATAGTACTTGTCCATTGAACCTACTTGCTGTTCTTCAGGTGTATTTTCAGCAACTTCTTCTTTAGGTGCTGACATTCTTTTTTCTAGTTCACCATACGCTTTTGCTAAATCTTGTGCGTTCGCAAATTTTTCTGGCAACCAGTCTGGCCTTTGTTCTTCTGTAGATTTTTGTGCTTCATCTACTGCACTGACTTCTACTCTTTCATCTGTAGTTGTGGTAGCATTAACAGTCTGTTGTTTTGCTTGTTCCTCTAAAGATACATTAGTATTGTCAGGCATCACTTCTACTTTTTCTGTAGACATAGTTTACTCCTGTTGTTGTAACTCAACTTGACCCTCATCATTTATACCTGCACTCATACCTGCTTCATTCATTGACCTACCTGCTTCAATAGCTACTCTAGGGTCTGCTAAAGCTTGTTGTGCAAATTGTTGTTGTTGTGCTTGTTGAGTTTCTTGTTGTATTTGCTCTTGGCTTTTAATTAATCCTTGTGTGTCTATTTGGTTTGCAACTGCAAACTTCTTAATAGCATTATCAAGATTAATATATTTACTCAGTGTTTCAGCTCCAAGAGTACCTGCTAAATCGGACATAAACTGTAAAAGTTTTATCCTGTCACTGGCTCTGCCTAAAGCTTCCATGCCGACAATAATTTTAGTTTTAACTATGTCTTTTGGAAGTTCAGGTAAAAGTCGTTTTTGTTTTAAGATTGCCAATTTAGTATTGATGTATGGCAATTGAAATTCTGTAGTTAGTATACCGTAGACACCACCTAAAGCATCTTGAAGTTCATTCGCAATAAGCTGTACTTCTGTTGCTGTAACTCTTTCGGCCTGTCTTTGTACTGAAGCATTTAATAGAAAAGCAAACTGTAAACGTTGCTCTATTCTATTCATACTTTCTAAAGCTACTCTAAAATCTGCAAATTTGTTTGCTTGTAATACAGAAACATCTTTTGCATCACCTTCTATAATTGCACCATTAGGAGCCTTTGCAATTGAACTTGCTCTAGTTGTACCGTTAGGTGCAATCATAAAAAGCATTTTAGAAGATGCACTACTACCTTCTAAGATTGCTCTTGTTAAACCTTCTAAACTTTTTAAATCACCAATGTAACTTTCTGTATGACCACGACCATAGTTCATGCCATCTATTCTATTAAATCGTAAAGCTATGTATGGAAGTTTATCAAAGTCAAATGTTTCTTCGTAAACTTTTATTTTATTAATTTCTTGATGAACATAAAAATTCTTTTTAGTTCTAGTAACACAAGTGTATAAATTTAAATTTTTCTTTTCGTCTTGTACTTTATCTGTAACAATTTTTTTCTGTAATTTTTCAGGTAAGGTTGTACGTGAGATACCTTCTTTAATAATAATTTTTAAAATTTTACCTTGTGGGTCTCTTTTAACTACATAATTATCTAATCTATATACACGTAAACCATCATCAGTTAATTTTAATAAAACATTACCACTAACAATAAGATGTTTCAGTGCTTCATAAACTGCAACTCTATCATTGTTTTGTTCAATGCTGTCCATTACAGCTTTTTCAATTTTAGCTAAACCTTGTTCTATAGTTTGTTTTTGTTGTGGGTCGCCTTCTATTTGTTTGTAGACTAAATCATCAACATCAAGTCTAAAGAAAGGAGCTTGTGGCGGAAACAAAGCTAACATTAATTTAGATGCTAAGTTCATTACACCCCTACTACCTACTGATTGATAAGGTGTTGGGTATGTTGTTGCTTCGTTAGAACCTTTAGGTGGATATAAATGTGGTATAGTAAGTTCAGCACTTTCTCTTGCTCTTTCTAAATAAATTTCTCTATCTATTTCAAGTTTTGAATACATACTTTCAACAGAAGATTTATCTTCATTGACTGTTGCTGTATTCAACTTATATGTTTCCATAATTAAGACGTTGGAAAGTTAAGACCACTTCCTGATAATCCTGAGCTTGTTAAAGGTATTCTTAATGAACCTCTACCAAGTCTTTTTCTACTTACTGTAGTCGCCATGTTTGCATCACTACCGGATACATCAGCACCACTACTGTCTCTTTTCTTAGCTACTGTAGGAGCTGTTTGTTCTGTAGTTGCATTACTGAAATTATTTTCAGGAATTGGCTCAGGTGCAGGTGGTGGACTAGGTGCTTTCATTGATACACACATAATCTACTCCTCTTGTATTTTATATTTTTCTATTAAATGATTTACGACTGACCTTTGGCCTGATTTGTAAAATATTTCTTTGTCATTATCGGTAAGGTCAGCACACTTTTCAGGAAAAAGAATATCCAAATATTCAATAACTTCTTTACTAATAAAAGGTATTTTAATCTCTTTCGGCATCTTTTACTCCTAAAGTGGAACTTAATTCAGTTCTTTTCTCAGCAATCTCACCTGCGATTGATGCATACCCACAAGTATCAACATAATCATCTAAGTTATGCTCTCCTGCCTGTGTTCTAGCAACTTTGAGTAATATCATTAAGTTTGCTACGTCTTCAGGTAAAACAACTATATTTATCTTAGTTTTGTTCTGTAAATAACTAGTCCAAAGCCTAGCAATGTTTTCGTGGTTAGACACTTTATCACCATGTTTTTGGTTACGGTCTCCACTAACTAGCTCTTTTGCTTTGTCTAGTATCTTTGTAGTGTTCATATTTATAACTCCATAGTATTGGTTTGTTTGTTTTGAAATCATATTCGTCTTTACGAAGTATTCTTGCTAACCTTGCTTGATGGTAAGCGTCTTTAAATGATTGTTTGTTTCGTTCATATTCTTCTATGACAGCGTTCCACATATCATCTAATGTTTTTTTATTATGTAATACTCTATTTGCTTTTACAGCACCTACACCTACACAACCTTTATAACCATCTGCTTGGTCTCCTGTTAATGTCTGTAAACAAAAATTATAATCAGCTTTGTGTTCGTCTACATATTCCAGTTGGTCATCACCTATAAAACAATGCCATGAACTAAGTGTTCTCATATCTTTGTCGCCTGATATAATTACATTGTTACCTTTGTAATGTTGAGTTGCTAACAATCCAATAGCATCATCACCTTCTAAATTTGGTAATATATAATGTTCATACTTTTCTTCTGCCCACTTTCTTAGTGGAGTATAACAAATAGGTTTTCTAATTTTCTTACGATAAGATTTATACTCTTTGTCTAATTCTTTTCTGTAGTTAGCACTGTCAGAAAAAGCAAATATAATTTTTTTAGATTTAGTATAATCTTTGTAATGATTTATATTTTGTTCTAATAGTTGTTTACCAACACCAATATCAGAGTGTAATGTCCATACGTCATTACCCCAGTCAATAGGTTCTTCTAAACTAGAAGCAATCTTATATATAACTAGGTCGCCATCTACTATCATCACTTTGTTTTGGTTTTGGTAAAACTCATTTATGTTTTTCATTTGATTACCTTCATTGATTTTATACAACCACGTGGTAGTGCATTGACATCTGCAAACACTAACTCGCCACTGTCTTTTGATTTTGAGTACGAAGCAAAAGTTCTAATAGTATTTTTATCTTTACTAAAAACGTAAGCTTCTATTACACATTCTTCAGGTGTAAATTGTTTAACTTCATCTGCTGTATTCCAACCACTGTCACCTGTTGGGTCATAAAAGATTATTTTATATTTTTTATACTTCACAATAATTCTAGTAAATCTTGTTTAGGAATGAGATAACCTTTTGAAGTAAAGTTATCGCCACCGTTTGCACTACGGTATTCTTTAGTTTTAATTAATTTTTTTAATCGTCTTGTTGGAATAAATACATACGTCTGTTGTTTAAAAGCATCAGTCCATATACATAAAACCCAGTAAGAAGCAGTTGTAACTTTAATACCACTTTCTTTACCTCTGCTTTCATATTCAATATAAACATTACCAGTGGTCTGACATTTTCTATCTGTCTTGACTTCTAGTTGTTTACTTTCAATTATTTTTTGAAATTCGTTTTCGTACTTTTCACCAAACTCTAGGCAAATGTCGAACTGAGGGTTAAACCCTTTAGTGGGTGTCACTCCAATTTTGTCCAACTTTAATTTCTCCGTCTAGCTGACATCTAAAATTAAAGAAGTCTTTAGTTTCCATAAATATAGTTTTTGCAATAGATTTAAATTCTTCTAGTCT